TTGAAAGAAATGAAAGCCCTAGACGATTACGACGCAGCATTTAGAAAGGCGAAATTATGACACAGCATTTAGCGCATAAGGATTACACAATAGCACAAGATGAATTGTTTTTAATTCGCAAATTTATCGAAGGCGAGGCCGCAGTAAAGCGCGAAGGCGTTAAGTTTTTGCCGCATCCAAACCAACTTGAATGTAATACACCTGAGCAGATTAGACGTTATGAAGCGTATAAGATGGGTGCGGAGGTTGAAGACTTCCCTAGCCGTACTTTAAACGACTTGCTAGGCGCAATGAACCGCCACCCTGCTAAGGTTAACGTGCCTGATGGATTAAATTATTTAATCGATGATAGCGATGGCGATTGGTTGAGTTTACAAGCATCAATCGAGATTACAGCAAGCAACTGTTTACAAGTCGGCTATCACATTTTACTTGCTGAGTATGACCAGTTACCTAGTGGCCTTGATGTTGAATTATCCATTGCAGACAAAGCAGCACTAAACCAACGCGCAAGCATCAAGCATTACACACGCGAATCATTAAAAGACTGGGCTTTTGGTAAAGTAAACGGACGTTTAACATTCACTTATATGCGCTTAGAATCGGACGAAATACGCAAAGACGAAAACGGTACTAATATTAATGTAACTGTATGTTTAGAACTAGGTATTGATGAATCAGGCTATTGGCAAGAATTAGAAGTTTATAATGGTCAAGCATCTATTCAAAAAGAAGAACGCATTTATCCTCAAGCGATGGGTAAAAGCCTAACTTATATACCTGTCGAAGTGGTGCAGACTGAGCGCAAACTGGCAGGCACATTGCAACTTGAAGGTGGTTATCTTGCGCCATTGTGCCACAAAGCACACGCACGTTATCAAGTCAGTGCTGATTTAAAAGAGCGTTTAAGAATCTTACAAGATACAAGCTACTCGAGCGGATGGGACGAAAGCAAAAAAGAAGAGTTTGACACGATTAACGGACGCAAATACTTCGCGTTTGGGGCAGGGGTGCATAACTTTTTACCCGATGGCGTGAGCATGGATATTCTAAAACTTACGGCAGACGGTGATGCACTATTCCGCTACATGGAAGAAAATGCTAAACAGATTCGCGCTATAGGTGGCCGTTTTGACACACAAGACAAGAGTCAAGAAACGCTAGGCGAGGTTGAGATTAAAGACGCGAATGAGAAAAGCGTTTTAACAATGCTAACTAATAACATTGAACGTGCTTATAAAAACATCATTGCGTATTGTGGTGATTTTGAGGGCTTAACGCTGATGCCGTCCGATGTTGACTTAGTGTTAAATCGTGAGTTTACATCTACGAAACTTACACCTGATGAAGTACGGTCAATTAGAGAGTTAGTTATGGACAGGCTAATGACCCCACAAATGGCCATTGAAAAACTTATTGCCGGTGGTTATCTTAGCGGAGAGGCCGAGGAAATTATCAGCATGATAGAGAGTATGCCCTTGCCTGTGGCTGTAAATGGCGTACAATAAACAAACGATCAAAGGTTTTGATTATGATTGAAGTTAAAGATTTAAATGATGTTCCAGAGAAATTTCGCGCAGACTACGTTGAAGTAGAGAAAGACGGCGCGAAGATTTATCAGCATAAAGATTTTGCTACAGTAATCGGTGCGATGAAACGCAAAGGCGAAGAGCGCGATACATTAGCCAGCGAGTTAAAAGGTTATAAATCGAAAGAAGCCGAGCGAGCAGCCGAAGCCGAACGAAAAGCACTAGAAAAGTTAAAGGCCGAAGGCAAGATTGACGAGATTTTAGCAGACAGCGAAAAGCGACACGGTGAGACGATTAAGCAATATGAAGAGCGAATTGCTAAACGTGATGCCATTGTAATCAAAAAAGCGCGTGATTCTGTGGTTAATGAATTGGCCGCACTTGCAACAGATGCAGGAGCTAAAGCGTTTAAAAAGTTAATTTCTGAACGGGTTAATTATGACCCTGAAACAGATAAATACACGTTTACAGACGAAGACGGCGGTGCTACTTCGTTGGACTTGGCAGGGTTTAAAACTGATATTTTAAAATCAGACACCTATGCCGCTATGCTAAAAGCCGCTGTATCAAGCGGTGGCCATGGCAAAAATGTTTTAAATGGTGGCGGTGCTGCTAAAACGATTACACGCGCACAATTTGACGCGATGAATCAAAACCAAAGAGCCGAACATTTTAAAAATGGCGGCACAATCACTAGCTAAGAGGTTTTATTATGTCTAATACATTAACAGGTTTAATCCCTGATTTATACGCGGCTCTTGATGTCGTTTCTCGTGAGTTAATCGGCTTTATTCCAGCCGTTACCACAGACGCTCAAGTTAATCGTGCAGCCGTTGGCCAAAACGTAACTGTTGCTGTTGCCCCTGATTCTAACAGCATGGTTGACACCACCCCAGCCATGTCAGTCCCAAGCGCATCCGACCAAACCATTGGCAGCGTTAGCGTACAGATTACAAGATCTAAAGCAGTACCATTTTCATGGGAGGGCAACGAACAGGTTGGCCTGAATAGTGGTGCAGGGTATTTAACCATTCGCGCTAACCAAATTGCTCAAGCAATGCGTACTCTTGCAAACGCTGTTGAAGCTGATTTAGCTGCATTGTATGCAACAACTAGCCGAGCAGCAGGTACAGTCGGTACAGTGCCATTTATTACTAATACCGCAGCCCTAAGCGCAGCGCGTAAAATTTTAGTAGACAATGGCGCACCAACAAGCGATTTGCAGTTAGTTATTGATACTAACGCAGGCGCAAACTTGCATACTTTGTACAATATCAATTCTTCACGTGATGCCGCCGCTCAATCCCTTGCACAACAAGGTGTGCTAGCTATGCCTAGTGGTGTGTCAATTCGTGAGTCTGCACAGATTTACAATCCGACAAGCGGCACAGCTTCAGGCGCAACAACAAATAACGCAGGTTATGCCGTTGGCGCAACTACGATTACTCTTGCAAGTGCTGGCACAGGGACAATCTTGGCTGGTGATGTTATTACTTTTGCAGGTGACACTAATCAATATAATGTGGTGAGTGGTGATGCAGACGTAAGCAATGGGGGTACGATTACTTTGGCTGCTCCTGGTTTGCGTAAAGCAATGAGCGCAGCTACTAAAGCCATTACAGTCTTGGCTACTTCGCCTCGCAATATGGCGTTTAGCCGTAGCGCGATTGTGTTAGCTACTCGTATGCCTGAGCGTCCGCAGGAAGGTGATATGGCTATTGATGTAATGACCATCCAAGACCCTCGCAGTGGTTTAGCGTTTGAGGTTGCAATGTACGCAGGTTATCGCAAAATCCGTTACGAAATTGCATTAGCTTGGGGTGTTAAAAACATCAAACCTGAGCACACTGCTACATTGCTTGGTTAATCGACTAAAGGGGCTTAACCGCCCCTTTTTACTTTGTGATTGTTTTGGATTGATATAAAACATGACAGTAACAATAGGCTATACAACAGACGATGCTTTTATTGCTTTTGCTTTAGCGCGTGGTGTAACTGTTACAACACCTAATGCAGCTATTGCACTCACAAAAGCAATGGACTACATGGAAACTAAACAATACAAAGGCTATAAGACAAACGATGAGCAAGTGCTAGATTGGCCGCGTCAATACGTCTATGTTGATAATGTGTTGTTAGATAGTGCAACAGTACCAAGCGGTATTGTTAAAGCACAGCACGTTATCGCGTTATCTATTGCCAACGGTTATGACCCACTGGCTACAATCGAGCGAGCAGTTAAACGCGAAAAAGTGGACGTATTAGAAGTCGAGTATCAACCAAACGCATCATCTAGTCCTATTCTACGCTCAATTAACGCTGCCTTATCTGATTATGTAGCAAGTGCAACAAGTGTTATGAGGTCATTGTAATGGCTATCAATTACGCTAAGTTAGCGGCATTAGCAGAGCGATTGATACGCGAAAATGGCCGTGATGCTTTGTTGATTACTGAGACTAATACAGGGACAGACTATCAGCCCACAATTAGCCAAACTAGCGAAACAATTAAACTTGTGCAGACTCAATTTAGCACACAAGACAACAACGATTTTGTACTACAGGCGCATGATGTTAAATTGCTAGTGTCTAGCGCGTTTACGATTAGTGCTAAACAACGAATTGAGACAAACGGATTACAATATAGTATTGTTGCAGTCAAAGAGATTAAACCAAGCGATACAAGCATTTTATACATTGTGCAAGGGCGTTTATA